CTTTATCGTGCACTTCAAAGAATTGTTTCTACTCGACGGCAAGAAGTCTAATCTAGAAGAGGCTGATGTTCTAAGAAGAAACACCATCGCTACTTTGTTAGCAGATTGGGGACTCGTGCAGATCGTCGATAAGGCTCAGGTAGCAGAGTGTGCACCACTGCGACAAGTGAAAATCATTTCTCACAAGGATAAAGATCAGTGGGAGTTGTGTCCAAAATATAATATCGGTAATAAGGCTTGACAGTCGAAGAACATTACGCTAGAATGGAAAAGATATTCGGCAAACTACCTAATCCCTATCATGAGCCTAAGCAGTTTGCCTATTTCGTCAAGCTATACAAATACTACCATTTCAGTAGAGATGGAAAGAATCACTGGGTTGCTTAAATTCTCGCAATCGATTCAACGTGACAAGTTTTCTTGCGTGAGAACTTGATCGGTGTTCCTTCTCTGACTTGACGCGAACGAAATTGAAACTGAGTGATTTCTTCTACGTCATATTCGCAGTTTGTTTTGATAGCGTACTTATTACCTTGCTTGTCTCTGATCTGAATTAAGTCGCTAGACGTATCAAACATGACAATCGGAGTAAGATTGGCAGTGACAACACTCTCATTAGCGAATGAGATTAGCGGTAACATAAGTAATACGAGGATGATGTTTTTCATATTTGCCTCCAGTCGCCTCACGGCGTAGGTATTGTTACATTTTTATTACACTGTATATACCTTATATATAGGTTTTTGGACTTAGACCATGAAAAAAGATGACAATCTTCTTGTGAAAATCAATAAGGAAGATAAGAAAGAATTTATTGCGCTGTGTAAAGAAATGGACACAAGCGCATCTCGTGAAGTGAGACACTTCATAAAAAAATTTATACAAGAGAACCAAAAGCAAACTTCTCGCGTATAAATAACCGCGTGATGCCTTTATAGGGTCACATATACAACACAACCTTGCTTAATTAATTAGGAGGTACCGTTTATGGTAACTAAAGCATTTACCTTTCCACGTTCGCATTTTATTGGCTTCGATCACGTTTGGTCTGAGATTGAACGTCTTTCAGAGATGTCAGACAACAAACTTTTTCCTCCACACAACGTAGTCAAGCATGACGAATCAACGTTTTCAATCGAACTTGCACTGGCTGGTTATAGCAGAGACAACCTAGAAATTGAAGTGAAAGAAGGCAACGCTCTTCTTGTGATTTCTGGCGACAACCGAGTCGAAGAGTTTGAAAACGAGCGATCAAAGGAGTACCTGCATCGTGGAATCTCAGGTAAGAAGTTTACTCGCACCTTTAGACTGTCAGAACATGTTGTTGTTGATGGAGCAGACTTCGTGGACGGATTACTCGTCATTAACTTGAGAGTAGAGATTCCTGAAGAAAAGCGTCCGAGAAAAATCTCAATCTCATCTTAAAGGACGTAATACAATTGAAAAGAATTTTAGCCCTCGCACTTGCATTGGGTTTATCTGCTAGTGTTAGCGCCAATGATGTTGAAGAAGTAAAAGTGTATGCGACAAAGATCGACAACTCAGGCTATACTATGAGAGCCGGTCTGACGAACGTTGCGCTGTTGCACGAATACGACGAAAGACTTGACACTTGGCATTACATTGGTTATACTGATGAATACGGTCAAACTGTAACAGTTGATGTTGATAAATCTATCAACAAAGCTATTGCAGACGCCGTGAAGACATTCTTCAGTGTCGATTAACCCGATGTATAAATATTAACGGTTTGCGGAGTTCCGTTTAAATAAAACTCCGCTCTACATAAGGAGCTAATTATGATCAAGGCAATTGGGGATTGGGTAAAAGATTTCTTTATGGGTCTGACTCATGAACAAGCAGGATGGTTAACCATCGGAACTGTTGGGGTCATTGTACTTCTAGCTATCGTATAGGATTTATTATGATTGATGCATACATGCAGGTCGATCTTAACGATCCTCTCGCTGTAAAATATCATAAAGTCGCATTGAAATCCTTTGAATGCGTATCAGACATTTTCAGAATAAATGTTGTGCAGTGTATCACGCCTGATACGCTTCTCGATCTACCATTCTCAGAAGATAAAAGAAGATCACCTCAAGAAAAAGCCTCTTTGTGTTCTCAATACAGAATGCATAAGCGCATGTCCCAAGAAGGTCCAATGAAGCGGTTCTTTATTATGGAACACGATGCATATCTAAGACCTGATCAAGAAGAAACGTTTCGCATGATCATGTCTAAGTGGGAACAAATGATCACTCTTAATATTGGCATTGCTATGGAATGCTACACGTGTAAGCGCCAAATTTCTAAGTTGTTTTGTGAGGCTGTAGAAAACGATAAGACCACAAAAATGACTGGTCCTATGGGTATTCTGCATTCAGTCACAGATGCTTGGGTAAAGAAGAACAATCTTCAAGTCCGTGCGGTATACTGGCCCAAGATCGGTAAAGACAACAAAACAGGAGTTTCGAATGATGTGACTCGTGCACATCGAAAGCCTCAGATAGTTATCGAGGCTCCTGTCACACAATTAATTGATACGAGTTTGGGAACAACTGTAACTGATCGACCAGAGTCGCAAGTAAAAAATTACTACAACCAAGACACGCATCCTAATTTTCATTTCGTCAATTTGTCGGAATCGGTTGACAATTCTACTGATACTTTAGTATAATACGTACATGAAATTTTATACGAATGTTGTCCGCGCGGGCAACAAAATACTCTATCGTGGTTACGAAAGTGGATCTCGCGTCGAGCGTAGAATTCCGTACACTCCTACCCTGTTCGTTGAAAGCAATCGTGCAACTGGCAAGTACAAGACGCTCTACGGTAAGTCTGTCGAGCCTATGCAGTTCGGTGACATGCGTGAAGCTTCTGACTTTATGAAGCAGTACGAGAACGTTCCTAACTTCTCCGTACATGGTCAGACGAATTATGTCACTCAGTTCATCGGCGACACTTTTCCTAACGATATCAAGTTTGATCGTGACCTGATCAACGTAATGACTATCGACATCGAGGTCGCATCTGATCAAGGCTTTCCTCATCCGAGAGAAGCCGCACATCCTATTATCTCTATCGCCGCCAAGTCTAATCGATCAAAGACTTACTATGTGTGGGGTATGGACAATTACGATACGGATCTGAACGATCATGACATCACCTACTTTCGTTGTGAAAATGAATATGATCTACTCACTGCGTTTCTTGGTTGGTGGCAAGGCAACTGCCCAGATGTACTGACTGGCTGGAACTCCAAACTCTTTGACATTCCATATCTGGTGCGCCGTACTCAACAAGTTCTCCATGCCGAGGCTGTAAAGAAGTTCTCGCCGTGGGGTCTCGTGCGTGAGCGTGAGATTCGCATGATGAACACGGTTGAGATTGCATACGAGATCGAGGGCATCTCTCAGATGGACTACCTTGATCTGTTCAAGAAGTTTGGCAAGCAGACCTGGGGTGAGCAAGAATCATACAAGCTTGATCATATCGCACACGTGATACTTGGCGAGCGCAAACTGTCGTATGAAGAATACGGTTCGCTTCACAGTCTGTACAAGCATGACTACCAAAAGTTCATTGACTACAACATCAAAGACGTTGAACTGGTTGATCGTTTCGAAGAGAAGATGGGTCTGATCTCGCTGGCTATGACTATGGCATACCAAGCAAAGACAAACTACCAAGACACGTTTGGCACCACTGCGATCTGGGATTCAATCATCTATAATCAACTGCGGCAAAAGAACGTGGTGATTCCTGGCAAGCCTGACATTGACCATGACGCTGGCAAGATCGTCGGCGGCTATGTAAAAGATCCCATGGTCGGTGCGCACGATTGGGTTGTGTCGTTCGACCTTAACTCTCTGTATCCGAACATCATCGTGCAGTACAACATGTCGCCCGAGACAATGTGCTACGACGAAAACGTAGAGACCACGAAGTGTGCCAATGGTGCGATGTTCCGAAAAGACTTTGAGGGCATCATCCCTAACGTGATTCGTAAGTTCTATGATGATCGTGTGACCATCAAGGGCAACATGCTCAAAGCCAAACAGCAATACGAAGAAGCGCCTACCAAGAAACTTGAGAACGAAATCGCTACGATGGACAATCAGCAGATGGCGATCAAGATTCTGATGAACTCTCTCTATGGTGCACTCGCCAACAAATACTTTCGGTACTTCGATCAGAAGATTGCTGAGGGTGTGACCACAAATGGTCAGCGAGCAATCAAGTGTGCCGAGAAAGCAGTGAACGATGAGATGCAAGAGATTCTTGGTACCAAAGACGACTACGTGATTGCAATCGACACCGACTCTGTGTACATTAACTTCGCACCGCTGGTCGAGTTGCACAAGCCTGTCAATCCCGTCAACTTCTGTAGTAAAGTCGCAGAACATTTTGAAACTAAAATCGCAGAAGCCTATGCAAAGCTGGCGGACGAGACTAGTGCGTACGAAAATCGTATGGTGATGAAGCGTGAAGCGATTGCTGATCGCGGCATCTGGATGGCTAAGAAGCGATACATTCTAAATGTCCATGACAACGAGGGTGTGCGGTACGCTCAGCCGAAACTCAAGATGATGGGTATCGAAGCGATCAAGTCTAGTACGCCGCAGGTCGTACGTGACAAAATGAAAGAGACGTTCAAAGTAATCATCGAGGGCACTGAGTCTGACACGCAACGATTCATTGCCAACTTCAAGGCTGAGTTTAAAAACCTAGAGCCCGAAGTAATTGCGTTTCCGCGTGGCGTCTCTGAAGTGACAAAGTGGAAAGATCGTCAGACTATTTACGGCAAGGGCACACCGATTCATGTTCGTGGCTCTCTGCTATATAATCATTATGTTAAGCAAGCTGGCTTACAAGACAAATACGAGTTGATTCAAGACGGTGAGAAAATTAAGTTTCTGTACCTCCGCCAGCCGAACAAGATTAAAGAGAACGTAATATCTTTTCCAATGCAGTTGCCCAAAGAACTTGGCTTGCACGTGTCAATAGATTATGATATGATGTTCGTTAAAACATTCCTTGATCCGCTTGAGCCAATTCTCGCCGCAGTCGGCTGGTCAGCAGAACCAAGGGCAACGCTTGAGGACTTCTTTGGATGAATCTAGAACACTTATCTTTTCCTGATATAGGATGGGGTTACATGCCACCGACTGATGATGTGTTTAGAGCGTTTGAGTGGGCACAAAAACTCTTCAAGCCGAAGCGAGTTTTAGAGATCGGTTTTCATCTTGGTCATTCGACCACATATCAACTTGAGATATACAAAGACCTTGAAAAGATGATTTCTTGCTCGCCTTACGAAGATCGAAACGGCAAAGTAGACGATAGAATCAATCCTGCGGCACGATGGCTTGCCGCTATAAAACTATCGAAGATGTATCGAAATAAGTGGCGATGGATTCCTGGCAAAGCACATCAAATGATAGACGAAATTTCTATCTACGATTACGACTTCGCACTAATCGATGGCGGTCACACTTATCCTGCGGCTTCACATGATATGACTATGTGCATTGATCTCGGCATTAAAGCTATGTTGATCGATAACTTTGAGTTGGTTCCTGTTCGCGATGCATTCGCAGACCATCACGAACTAAAGTTGATAAAAAAGTTCTACTACGAGCAAACGTTCAAGGGTAGACGTAAGATGAATCAATTGGCATTGGTAAAGGTTGACAGCCCACAACTTAATCTGTTATAATTTCTGAATGAAACTAGAACTGACGCTGTTCAAAAATCGTTATGACAATAAGACTCATAAACGAATGACCATGAATAATTGGCATGAGTTTACTGAGTTGCTGTCTGGTTTGTCTAGCATACCCGAGTCGAAGAAAACTGCTTCGCTGATTAGTCCTGCAATTTATACTGAAGGTACAACAAGATCAAATGACAACGTTGAGTACTGGGGTCGCTGGGCGGCTGTCGATGTTGATGATGTCACTTTTGAGGAGCCACTAACAAATGAGCTTCATAGTAGGTATGGGCATTGGAACTTTGTGTGTTATTCTACTGCAAGTAGTACAGTCGATACACCTAAATTCCGACTTGTATTTGAACTTACACGAAACGTCGAGCGAGATGAGATCCGACATTTCTGGCATGCCCTCAACACAGAACTTGGTGAGATCGGCGATGCTCAGACAAAGGATCTTAGTCGTATGTACTACGTTCCTGCTCAGTATTTCGACGCTCATAATTTTATGTTTTCTAATCACGGCGACCCTATTGATCCAGACTACTTAAAGGCTAAACATCCATACAAAGAGAAAGAAGGCAAAAACTTTTTAGATCGTCTGCCGCCCGAGTTGCAAAAAGCAGTGCTTGAGCATCGTAAGCAAGCACTAGATAACACCAACGTTTCTTGGTCCAGCTATCGTGATTGCCCGTTTTGGCCAAAGAAACTTTCTATGCAGTATCAAACAATAACGAGTACCGGATGGTAT